TATGATGCATTAGAGGTAAAGCTTCAGAATACGGAGCAAGAGTTAGCAACTGCAAAAGAAAATCAGTTTTCTGCAGATGAATTAGACAAAAAGGTGGAGGCGCGTGTGAATTTAGTTAGCACTGCTAAACCTTTACTGGGTGATTCATTTGACTTTACTGGTAAAACAGAACGCGAGATCAAAGAAGCGGTTATATCAACAACTAAAGAAGAATTTAAAGGTGATGGTAAGTCAGATGACTATATCAACGCCTTTTTTGATGCAACAGTTGAGCAAGTTCAGTCAACTGGCTATTCATCTACAGGTCTTAACAATGCCTTTACTGGTGATGCGAAAGCCAATGAAAAAGAACTTGAGGAAATGAAACAGAAACGCCTAAATATGCAGAAAAAATAAGGAGGAAAATTCATGCCTATTACAAGTTATTCAGATTACATGGAGCCAGCAGGAAAAGCTGGTCAATTATCAAATTATCAAGACTACACAGCGGACACATATGCTGTTGAAACTTTAGTGCCTTTCGGTGCTGCAGTTCAATTAAACGCAACTGGGACTGCAATTAAACCTATTGCTACTGCTGGAACCGTTATTGGTATTGCACTTGCGCAGAACATCCATGATTGGGTGGAAAAGAAGGACGACCAAAACTATCCAGTAGGGGAACCTGCTGCAATTATGAAACGTGGTCGAATCTTTGTTGTTGCTGGTGGAGACGTTATTAACGGACAAGCAGTAAAAGTAGATCCAACAACACAAAAGTTTGTAGCATCAGGTGCTGCAGTAATTGATGTTACAAACGCAGTATTCAAAAATAACGCTTCAGCTGATCAATTAGTTGAAATCGAAATTAACTTACCTTAAGGAGGATATTATTACATGACACAACTACGTATGGACGCATTGATTCGTCCTCAAGATCTAAATGCAATTGACAAACGAGTGAATGAACCACACGCTTCAGAATTAAAAGCACGCTCAATTTTTTCTCTAAAAACTGATATTCCAGCAGGAGCTAAGACATATAGCTATGACGTTATGACTCGCTCGGGTGTCGCAAAAATTCTAGCTCCGGGAGCAAATGATGTGCCTTTGGTAGATGCTGATTTAACGGAAGAAACAGTTAAAATCTATTCAATTGCAGCTGCTTTCAATATTTCAGTTCAAGAAGTACGTGAAGCTCAAATGGCTAATCGTCAAATTGAAGTGACAAAGGCTGATACGGTACGTAAAGCAATTGCAGAAAAAGAAAATCAAATTGCTTTCTCTGGGGACTCTAAGCACAAAATTAAAGGACTTACAGATGCAGTAGGTATTCAAGTTTATGCAGTACCACAAAATGAAGCAGGTACTTCTACGAAGTGGGCGGATAAAACGGGTAAAGAAATCGTTGCAGATATCCGTAAAGCTAAAAATATGATTAACAAATTAAATGGCCATGAGGCAGATACTTTACTTCTTACTCCAGATTCTTCGGAGGAATTAGAAAAACCGTTCAACGACTTCACTCAGCAAACTGTATTAGAGTATATTCGTTCCCAGAATTGGTTTAAGCGCATTGAGACAATCAATGACATAAAAGGTAAAGGGTTAGCTGGTTCTAATTGTTTCGTAGTTTTAGATTCTTCACCAGATGTAGTACAACTAGGTATTCCTTTGGATATCACGAGACATCCACAAGAGTATGCATTCCCGAATACAAAAGTACCATTTGAAGAACGAACAACTGGTTTAATCATTCGTTATCCGATGGCGATCTGTCGTGCAGACGGAATTTAAGGAGGAATAAATATGTTAGTACAAAATAAAGGTAATCATTCATATCAAGCAAACGGATTAACGCTTATCCCGGGTACCAATAAAGTGAATGAGCAGGACTTTGAGCAGTTTATTGCTCATCCTTTAATGGCTCATTTAGATCAAAAAGGCGAATTCGTGTATGACAAAGATAAAACTAAACCTAATGCGAAGGAACTAATTACGTTAATCGATGATACATTCGATGTTGAAGTACTGGAAGGTATGCGAGCGAATGAGGACCGTAAAACAGTGATCGATGCAATTGATAAACGTATCGCTGAATTATTAAACCCAGAAAAATAAAGGATGGTGGAAATCATGTTAACCACGCCTGCAAGAGTGAAAGAAATGGGTAATGAATTTATTTCTATGACGGATGAAAGAATAAATATGTTTATTGAGGATGCTTCTCTTGAAGTGTCCTCTTTATCTATTCCAGTAAGTTATCAAGAGCGTTTAGCGCGCTACTTAACGGCCCATTTAGCATCAGTTAATAATCAACGTGTTATTAAAGAGAAAGTAGATGTTATTGAACGGACATACAGTGATCCAAATAAAAATGATGGTATTTTGTCTACTAAATACGGTCAAGAATACCAACGAGTATTAGATTTATTGCTTAAACAAAGTACTCCGAAGAAATCTATTAACTTGGTGGTGCTTTAATATGGCAGGAATTACTATCCGTATTACTGATACAAACAAAATTCCTCAATTGATTAGTGAGATAAGGGATTTAAGGAAATACGCAGTAGAAGTTGGTGTTTTTGGGGATGATGATTCTTTTTATGTCATGATAGCAAGCGTTCATGAATTCGGAGTGACGATTCAAAAAGAAGGAGGCTCTATTATTATTCCGGAACGGTCTTTCATGAGGACCACATTCGACGAAAAAAAAGGAGAATGGTTTGAGTTTGTCAAAAGGCAGTTAAATAATGTTCTGGATTTCAAAATAGATGCACAAACCCTATATGCTCGCTTAGGAGCAAAAATGGTAGGAGATATTCAAGAAAAAATTACTGATCTTGGAGCACCACCAAATGCACCTTCGACTATAAAGAAAAAGGGCTCTAGCAATCCGCTTATTGATACAGGTGGATTGCGTATGAGAATAACCTTCCGGGTGGTGCCAAATAGTGCCTGAAATCATGATTTTTAAGGAAGTTATTGACCAAAATAGTGTGCCGTTCACTGTATTTGTAAAAAATGATGAGGGTCAATATATTAACGGGAAATGGGTTGCCGGAAAACCTATAGAGCTTCCTATGACCGGTATTATATTACCGTTAAGTAATGATGATCTAAAATATGTGGAAAGTGGTACTTATACAGTAAAGGAAAAGAAATTGTATACCACAATGCCACTTGATATTGATACACAAGCTAAGTATAAAAATGACTATTACACAATACAGGCATTTAAAGATTACACTGAATTTACCGACGTCCATATATATGTAATGAGATGGCGTGAAGGAGTGGACCTTCTTGATTAAATACGATGACATATGGATCCCTTTGCAAAATGGATTATCAAAATATACAGGCTTGCAAGTAATTCAAGCAGAAGGTATAGGTGAACAACCAAAATATCCTTTTTTCTCAATAAAAAAGACGACAATCGGTGAAGGTGTGGGACAAGCAGTTCGTACGATTTCTGATAATATTGCAACAATTGAACAGGATACTGAATCAGTCCTATCCATTACTTGCAATGCTGCTACTATAGAAGATGCAGAAGACTATACACATAGGGCGCGTGCTTATTTCTTAGGACATGGACATATTGATCTATCAGACAAAAACATCACTGTCGTTGACGTGTTAAACGCAACGAATCGTGATGTTTTTTTAACTGTTGCTTATGAAAGGCGATGTGGTTTTGATTTACGTTTGCGAGTACGAGGTCAAGAGTCATACGAAATTGATGTAATAGAAAGAGTAACAATAAATTAGGAGGGATAGCATGCCATTAAAAGACGTAACAGTCATTATTGACATTAAAAAGCCGTCTGCATTAGAGGGGTTAGGTACACCTTTAATACTGGCGGATAAAGTAGGCGACCAGTCATTTAAGATTTATGGAGACATTGAAGGTGTTGAACTGGATTTCCCTACAACAACAGATGCATACAAAGCAGCTAAAGTAGCATTCAAGCAAGGCGATACGAGCACCGCAAAAGTGGCAATTGCTACTTATGACTCTAGTGCAGCAATACCAACTACCGCAGCAGAAACACTTGCAGATTATTACGGTGAGGATTGGTATTTCGTTTCACTTGCGACTCGTTCCGTATCAGATTACATCGCGATTTCAGATGTGGTGGAGGGCGAAGGATTTAAGGTCGCTGCACATACTGTAGATAATTTGACTGATTTAGAGACTATTTCAGATAAAAAATACGATCGTACCTTTGTGATGATGCACGACAAACTAGCTCAATATCCACACCTGGCTTTAATTGGTGGTCATGGTTCTAAAACGGTCGGTTCGATTACGTATAAGTTCAAAAAGCTTATTGGGATAGATCCAGCACCATATGACAAAACAACATTACTTGCTATTCATGCGTTAAATGGTTTTGCCTATGTATCCAAAGGAGGCGTCTATCAAACTTCGGAGGGCACTATGCTGAGCGGTGAATACATTGATGTTATTCACGGTAAAGACTGGGTGAAAATCAATATGGAACAGGCTATTTCTACGTTATTTACAAATAACGACAAGATTTCATTTGATGATGTGGGAATACCACAAATTGAAGGTGAAGCCCGTACAATTTTAGAGATTGCAGGACAACAAGGCATTATTGCACTTGATGAAGCTGAGCAACCACTTTACACCCTTACAGCAAAAAATCGTGCACAAACAAACGCTGCAGATCGTGTAGAGCGTCACTATAAAGGATTATCATTCAGCCTAGAACTCGCAGGTGCTATTCATGAAGCAACTGTATTAGGCGAGATGGTTTATTAAGGAGGGGTAATCAATGACAGGACATATCGGAACATACGATGCCCGCAAGGTTGTAACGACTGTTGGGGGTATGTTTATTACAGGTTATGGCGATGGGACGATGGTAAAAGCATCAAAGGATAACGATAACTTTGAAGCTTCCTCTTCCGCGCAAGGTGATGCAGTCGTTTCAATTAACGGAGACGGAATGGGAACGATAGAGATCACATTAAATCAAACGTCCCCTTCCATTTCTGTACTGGATGGTTTTGCAAACGCGAGAACGCTCATTCCAGTCTGGGTAAACTCGAACAACGAAATAAAAGAAGTGGTAGGCGGTACAAAAGCAATGGTTACTAAACCCTCTGATAAAGAGTTTGGAAAGTCAGCTACTAGTCGCGTATACACACTTAAAGTATTTGACTACACAGTTAAATAAAAACAGAAAGGGGGGTGGGCTTAGGCTCACTCTTTTTAATTTGCTATGAAAAAAAGACACATTACCAATCATTTAAAACGAAAAGAATGGGAGCGAAAACAAATGGCTAAAAAAGGCGAACAAAAATCATACGAGGATAAGAATAAAAACAAATATACTTTCCAACATCCAGGATTAAGAGAGGCAGTCCGCATGCGTGACAACGCAAAAAATGAGCATGGAGTACAACAAGGTGAGAAATTATATGATGCCTTGATGGAACATGTAATTTTTAAAGAAGACGGAACTAAAGTGACGTTCGATCATTTCGAGGAAGTAGGAGGATTTTCAGAAGTGATGTCCGAGGCAGTTAAATTTACCTTTCAAGAGAGCTAAACCCATTCATGTGCATCGACAAACAGTTGATGAGAATTGGGTTTTTTGGCGTCCGATAATGGAAGGGAAACTTAGCTTTGAACGTGCCGAAACCATGACTCTTGATGAGTTATTAGAGGTTAATGCAGCTATAGATAGCTATGCACAAAGATTAAAAGAAGCGAGGGGAGGTTAACTTGAATGTCCTTACGTGATGTAAACGTTGCAATAGGTATGGA